GCATTTTTCAAAGCGCGCTCAAGCAGCAAGGCCGAGTTCTGCGCGACACTGGTCAGGGTCGCGGTCTCGCTATGATAGCGCAGCTTCTTGGCCTCGCCGCTTTCTGCACCCTGTGCCGTCTGTTCAAACAACCGCGCACCAGCTTGCACCGCAGCCTCGCGCTGGCGGGTCATGGCCTCGTCATGGGCCTCGATGCCTGCGCAAGTGGGCGAGACGTATTTCAAATCCGGCGTCATGGTATCGCTGCCGGGCATCTCATGCACAACGCCCGCGCCGATATAATCCGGCCCCTTGCCATTGATGGCGACAAGCGTTTCCTGCCCGCTCATGTAAAGCTGGTGGCGGTAGTCTGCCGAGAGTTGGTAAAACGCCTTTGCAGCCCGTGCCACGCCGATCAGGGGCGGGGCTTCGATGCGCGGCGATAAATCCATTGCGCTGCCGATGACAAACGGAATGCGAGGCAGGAAACCGCCGCCCCGCGCCCGAACCTGCATCTGCTTAATGGTGTTGCCGTTTTCATCCAGCAGCGTCGGGACGTATCCAGCACCGATGACACTCAGCACCAGATAGCGTTCGATCTGCTTCCACACGAAACCGTCGCGGCTCATCGTGCTTTCGTCCAGCACCCACCATTCGGAGTCCCAGTTCAGCACCTTGTCGCGGCGATAACCGCGCAGCCAAGGATTGCCGCCCGTTCCCGGCCCGTCACCTGCTGGAGCATCGGTCAGAACGGCATAGGAGCCAATCACAAGCAACTCGCGCGTGATGCGCCGGGAGAACGCCTCTAAGGGCAGTCCGTTGCCGTCACTGTCCTCATAAAGATATTCCATGGCAGTCGGCATTTCGACTTGCCATTCCTGCCCGTGGATGATGCCGATCATCGCGCCTACGGAGGGTGCAAGGAACTCCGGGAACTGCGCCCGGTTGGCATAAGCGGCATACATCGCCTTGCCGCTGTCATCCTGAGAGGCGAACCCTGAAGGCATCGGCAGATATTCCGTGCCGCGCGCCTTGATCGCTTCCTCCCCATCCATGCAATCGCGCATCAACTGCCATTCGGAGCGGCGGATGGTCGTTATTGCGGGGTGAAGAGTTTTGACTCCTGACATATTCAGTAAGCCCCCTTCACGGCGCGTGTTTTTGTCTCGCCCACAGCCTTGATCAGAGGCGCGATGGCGTAGCGGATTGCGTCAATCGCATGGTTGTTTGCGTCCACCAGATCAGGCAGAACATCGCCCGCCGAATTGACCTTGTGCGCGTAAAGGCGGCATTCGGTCGCCGTGTGCTTGCAGCGCGGGTGAACCACGATTTCCTTGAAGCCGCGCAAGAACCGCACCCCTTCCATGACACTGTTTGGCCATTTCTTGACCGGCACAACACGGGGGAGGCCATTGCGGATTGCGTAGCTGATGGTCTTGGGTTCGGCGCTATCAGCGCGGGTCGTGTAATTCTCAAAGCTCGGTATCTTGCCGGTTACGAAAGCGGACATACCGTCAATTTCAACGCCAGTTTTGTAGGCTTCATGTTCGACATAAAGCCGTTCGTTGAACACCCAGCAGCGGACGGCTGCTAGTGGGTCAGGGTTAAAACCGAAGTCCAAGCCCTGATAAGGCCCATCCCAACCGGCGGCGGGTTCAAACTCTGCGATCCGCCACTTGTTTGCGAGAACCTGGCGTTCGCTGTTCTCAAGATAGCCACCTTCCCAGACATGGTGATAGGTGCCAGGATCAAGCCGCTCTTGTTCGCGTTGTCGCAGAGCCTCAAGACCGGACGGAAAGAACGGGTTATCCCTGTGATTGACTTCGACCACGACAGAGCGGGGCGGCGGCATTTTGCGGAACCGCGCATCAACCGGCGAACCAACCCACTTGCCGCCTTCCTCTTGGCGGGCTTGCTCACGCGGGTTCCACACTGCCCACAATTCAGACTTAGGCTGGCGGAAGACGGTGGCCTCAAGCGCAAGCCACGCCTCTTCGGGGACATCCTCGGCCTCTTCGACAATCGTCAGGTCGATTTGCGCGAGCGACTTAATCGACTGGATGTTGCGCCGCATCCCGCGAAAGATGAACTCCGTCCCGTTGTGCCCGCGCAGATAGTCCTTGCCGACATCATACGCCGCAGTCAGCCATGGTTCGGAGGCAATCGCCGCCTTCAATTCGGCGTGAAAACTTTCGGCAATCGAAGCCTGAAACTCGCGGACGCACAAAATGCGCAGCGGCTCACGCGCCCCGAATATCGCAGCCATCTTGGCAACGCTGAAAGACTTGGCCGATCCGCGCCCACCATGGAATGCCCTGTAGGCGTATGTGCCAAGTTCCGGCGTTAGGGCGGTTGCCAGCTTTGCTGCCAGCTTAATCTTGAGCGTTGCCACTCACTGCCACGATTTCAATGCGAGATGGCGGCGGCGTCATGCTGCCGTCAGTGGACTTATTATCGACCGTCTGTGTCGGCTTACCGTAACCGCGATCCAGCAACGCATTCGCGGCACTGACCCTAGCGCCCTCGCTTGCTGCTTTGTTAGTGGCGATCTCGACAAGAACGCTCAAAGCCGTTTCGCCGTGATCTTTCGCCATATCCATTAAGTCGCGCTTTGCTTGCGTAACCCTACCTTTGGGCCTGCCAGCGCCGCGACGAGCGCCGCCATGAGCCATCTTGAAACCCTCAATTCTTTTTCAAGGAATGTTTGCCGCGACCACGTGCGGATTGCGCCTCACCGCCACAGCTTACCAATGCCTGCGCCGATCATCAGAACCGCTATGCCTGCAAGACTGCCCACCAGAAATAAGGCTGTTGCTATGCAGAGGCAGATTGCGGCGAGGCGCATTGACTGGCCTCCGTGTGTTTGCCCGCTACGAACTGCCGCTGTGCATTACTCGCTCGGCTGTCGAGGGGCAGGAGCCGTAGCCCCTAACGCGAAAGCGCCCCGGCGGATTAGGCCGAGGCGCAATGAAACACGATGCACGCATGGCACACTTTGCTTTAAACGTCAATACCCCATCCGCATCGCAATCACATTAGCCACCAGCCCCACAATGGCGCGGGCGCTGGCGATCTGTTGCGGCCTGTTGCTGGCGAACCTCGAGCCTGCCACTCCTGCCGGTTCGTTGTGCCGCACTACGTTTTCAAAAACGTCCCAATAGGTGCGCGGCACAAGCTTCTTGCGGAAGGCTATCTCATCTGCCGCCTCTTGCTGTGTGTGGCCGTCTCCGTGCGTAGAACCTGCCATGCGCTCGCCGTAGTTGGCAGTCACGCGAGGCTCACCCATGCGCGCCCAAAACGTCACGCAATCGGCAATCGCCCGCATCGCCGGTTCCTCAAAGCCGACCGCTTTCTGCTTGTGCCAGGTTTCGATGATCGAGCTATCCTTGCGCCTGAAGGTCATGGCCTTGGTGTTGCTGTCAACGTGGTTGGTGAACACGCGCTCGAAGTCGCCGTTGCGGATTTGCTCAGGGGTCGGCAAGTCCATTGGCTCGGCGGCGATTGGCTTGCGGGCTTTACGCTTGGCTCGGGTCATGCTGCACCTTTCAAGTGTTCGCCGCGCTCAATGGTGTTGGCGCAATCAATGATGGTTTCGACGATGCGCTCGCCCCAATATTCGTCACCGTCCCAATACCCGTCTGCGATATCGGATTTCAGTTTCGCCGCGTCTTGCAGCAGCCATGCCACGATCTTTGCGCGCTCTCGCACGCGGACGGCTTCGTGATCCGCCTCACCGGCTGCGATTATCTTTTCCATGCGGTCAGTCATCGACCGCCTCCTCATCTTTCCGCCGCTGGATCAGCATGGCCTCGGCGCGCTTGTGGATGCCTGTCCCGTCCAGCTTGCCCGCCCTGATGTCGTTGGCAAATGCGGGGTGCATCATCCCGATCATCAGATCACGGGCTTCCAATGTGTCGGATAGGGTGAAGGTGTTTGGGTCGGTCACAGTCAGTCCTCCCTGCGCACTGCGACGACATCGCCCGCGCTTCCGGTGTGAATGAATACGGTTGTCGAAACTGGCCACGGCAGCGGATCGCACCAGCCCATGCGGAGTTGAGTGAACAGGCGTTCGCCCCATGATGCAGGTGGCTTTTGCTTGCCGGTGATAAGCCGATAGCCGGGGGCAGGGATCGGCTTAATCATCGGTTTCAATCTGCTTGATTAGCGTGCCCAGGCGCTTCGGTTGGCCTTGCCGGTCGTCTGTCAGCGCAACAACAGTCTGCTCAGGCCGGTGACAGGCCAACGCCCACGCAAACGGATCGGGCTTACTCACCTCTTGCGCGGCCTTCACAAGCGCCGGAATGATCTGCCCGTGATGCGTGGCAGTCTGGCGAACCTCGGCGCAGGCGCGTTGCAACGTAGCTGGCGGAATATTCCGCACCTCGGCAACGGCAACAGCCAACCAATCGCGGGCGGCACTGTCTGTCATGCCCACAGGGCGAACAAGCGCAAAGCACCGCTGCAATTCGGTGATCGGATCACATTCCATAAAGCCTCCTCACTTCCTCGCCTATGTCGTTCATTGATGCGCCTCGGGATTGCCCGCCTTGCGCGCGGTCTTTCACATATTCGGCCTTGAAGCCCTGCCATCCGCTTTCGGCGGCTTCGGTCACGGCTTGAGCGAGCGTCCAGCCCACCTTTGCGGCCTCGGTTTCCATGCGCTTGAGAACAGTTGCGGTGATCGGCTTTTTGCGAACCCGCTTCCAATCAGACCAAACCTCGGCAGACACACCATCAGGCCGCTGCACCCCCTTGGGGGTTGGGGGGTCTTTCTTTTCTTCTTCTTCCTCTGCTTCTCTATCTTCATCTAGCGCGTTACTGTAACCGTTACGCGCCGTTGCACCCGTTACTAACTCAGGGTTTTCAATGCGTTGAAGATACTCAGCGTGTGTCAGGTCGCGTTTCTTCGCGTTACACACCCTGCACGCAGTCTGGAGATTTTCAGGGCTGTTATCGCCGCCGCGCTTCTGCGGAACCTTGTGGTCAATCGTCAGGTCATCCGCACTTGCGCAATACACGCAAGCCCCGCCGTCCCGGTCATAGATTGACTGGCGTAACGCCTTACTCGGCTGCCATTGGGCTTGCAGTCCAGCATCCTTCCGCGCTTGCCTGTGGCGCTTGACGCGCTCAGAGCTACTATCGCTGCGCTGCTGTAATTCGTCCCACGCGACAGGGTTCATTTTCGCGTCAATCAAACCGACTTCAGCCAAGCGGCGCGCCACTTCCTCAAGTTCGCGCACTTGAATGCCCATCTTGACCGCAATCTTGCGCTGCCTAAGGTCGCTTTCCGCTTCATCCAGAAGGCCGTCTGCCTTGAGGCAGCACAGCGCCACAAAATGCCAGCGATCCTCGAACGCCAGAAGCCGCAGCTTTTCATCGTCGATAATCCGGTGATACAGCCGGAACCAAGGAAGCGCGCTCACTTGCCCATCTCCCGCCGGATTTGAATTTCAAGACGGGCAATCTGGACTTCGCGCTCGAACGCCTCATTCGCGGCCCGCAAGCAGGTCACATAATCATCGGCACCGACCTCCTCGGCCTCGGCTTGAAGCGCCTGCATCTTGCGCACAAGGTTCTCTACCGCAGTCGGCAGATACCGAACGCGCATGTAGAGGTCTTTGACGGGCTTGGGCTTTGTCTCGGGCTTCAGCTTGGCAACGCGGAAGTCTGCGCCGTCACTAGCAACGGGCTCTTCCACGAACACCCGCTCCAAGCGGCGGGGCATACAGGACAAGCGGCGCTCAATCTCTTCCACCGACAAGCGCGGGCCACCCTCGTTGATAATGGCAACGCGGATTTTCTCCGGTGACTTGAGGTAAGCAAATTGTTCAACGGTCACGCCGCACCTCCCAGCCACGCTTTGCGGCGTTGGAGCGTTCGGCGCGAAGCTCTCGGCGCATGGCCAAGCGGCGTTCGATGTGGGTAGCTTCGTTGACAAGCCGCGCCTGAGAGACAAGCGGGTCAATGAATCGTTGCGCAGTCCCGGCTTGCGGGTTATCGGCTTCAAGAGCCATGTAATCACCTCCTGTCAGGTGTTGCTGGTTAGCCCCGCGTGCCGCTACCAACGGCATTGCGGGGCGCTCACTTTCTACCCCGCCAGCGACTCCCATGGGAAGAGCAGCAAGAGTAAAAATGCGGTTTTCAACTGTGGAAAGCGCCATTTTCATTGCGCCAATTCCATCGCTTCGCGGATCACCGCCTCGGGTGCCGTGCCTGCCATGAAACGGGACACAAGCGGTGGGATCGCAGCCCTCACAAACTCGTCGAAAGCGGTCTGATCCATCGCCGCAAAGCTGATGCTGCCAGGGGCGAACAGTTCCTTGCGGCCCGTATTGATCCACGCACCGCAGCCCGCGCCGACCTTGGCGAGATACAGGGCTTGATCCTCGGTGATGTGCGGATTGCTGTTTTCGCTGATCAGCCGCAGCATGGCGAAAAACAGCCGGTGAAAGCCGCCGTTGCGCACCTTGGTTAGCTTCAGTTCGACAACATCGCCCAGCTTGCAACGTGCGGTTTCGTCCTGCGCCTTCGTGTTGAAGGGGCGGAAGCCGTCCATCGTGAGGCGGTATAGGGCGCGCTCAGCCATTGCGGTGAGCCTCGATCTCGCGCGCTACGGGGCTGGTGCGGATAAACTCGGCAATGACAGCGTGAACGGTTGTGCCGTCCTCAACGCTGAAAGCCTTCCAAAAGCTTTCCTCGCCCATCGTGTGCTGTAGCTGGTGGCAGAAGCGGCACAGCGCCACGGCAAGATAGTCGTGCGGCTTCTGCCCCATGCCAGCGCCCGATCCCAAGCGAACGTGCGCGGCCTCGATAGGTGCGGTCTTGTCGCACACCACGCAAGCGTGCGAACGAACGTGCGTTAGGTGCTTTTGAGAGCGGAACCGGCTCGACCGTTTGGGAGCCTTCGCTATCTTGCGGATCAACATGGATAACCCCGAGTTAACAAACGTGCTTAACGAGACGTTTCAAAATTTTTAGGTGGCGGGCTCTAACGCGGCCCCGGTCTGCCAGCGGAGGGAGAGGGGGGACGGCCCCACCGCGTCAGATTAGAACGGCACCTCGTCCGATAGGTCATCGACAGGTGCGCCGCGCCCGAGGTTCTGCCGGTGCTGTTCGTCACGCCGCCCGCCGTTAGGCTCACGCGGCTCGAACAGGTTGGCGACAACGCGGCCTTCGCTGTCGGGGATCGGCAGCGCGTCAAACACAAGCTGGATGCCTTTCGGGCCTTCCCATGCCGTGCCAATCTTGACCCAATACGTGCCGCCGTCTTTCTTGGCGCGGGGGGTCATGATGTCCTTGCGATTGCTCATTATGCGGCCTTCCATGTTTGATTGTTGAGGATCATCCCGACAGCGCGGCGAGACACGCCGAACCTGCGGGCAATTTCTTCTTGGGTTGTTGAGCCACGCAGCCGCCTAATCTCAGCGGCTTTCTCAGCCGTCAGCTTCGCGCATCCGTTGCGCTCTCCCGCTGGCGATGTGCCGTGCAGTTCTTTGTCGGCGGCATTTTCGCTAGGTGTAGCCCAACGCAAATGGGCCGGGTTCACACAAAGCTTGTTGCCACACGAGTGCGCCGCCTCGTGGCCTTCTGATGGCGGGGGGCCATTGTGCAATTCACAGGATGCGCGGTGCGCCCCGGTTGTTTTGCCATTGAAAGAAACCACGCCATAGCCGCTGGCGTAGCGCGACTTGAATGGCCAAAGGATGCAGTCGGCAACAGGCTTCGCGCTAGCCAAGAATGCTTGCGCCTGCCCACGGGGCGACAGCACGGTATCGACTGAACCGTGATTGCGAAGCCGGGTGTAATGCTTCTTGCAAAGCCCTTTGGCCAAGACGGGCTTATCACATTCCGAGCAGGTCATGCCGCAAGCCTTTCGCCATCAGGATAGAGGCGCTCAAGTTCCGCCACGGTCTCATTCAGTTCCGTGAGGAAGCGAGTGACTTCCGCCGTGATTTCCTCGCAAAGTTCCGCGTCCCTATGCACCCGGCGAACGTGCATTTGCTTGGCAAGGCTTAGCCTTGGATCGAACGAAACGAAGTCGCACCAATCCCGGCCCGTGCAGATCATCTGCCAGTGCATTTGCAGGACATACTTGCGGTCAATCGC